GTTGGATTATTTATTTATATTATTACAGTAGGAAGGATGTACTTCTCAGGAACTACATCAAATGGAACAACATATTTGTCCCAATAACTACGCCATGAAGGTGGAACCATATCAACCAGCAAATCAAATCTAAGAGGTTGTAATACTTCCAACGAGTCTACATACTTCTCAAACATTATCTGCATCGATTCTGTCACGCCGTACAACTCAAAAAATAGAATTCGAGTACCTTGAGTCGGTTCGACGTACAGAGCTTCATCCGTAGTTCTGTATTTAATAGCTTCGATCAATTGTTCACGATACCAAAGATTTAGGTCACGAGACCGTTCAACAAAATTCAACATATCTTTATTTGTTCGACCTCGAGTGACCCGCAATGCATACTGAGCAAGTTTACCTATCATAGGGCATCCTGGATATTGATGCGCGAAAGATAAAGCTTTACATCGTAACAATGTCTTAAGCTTTGCCTCAGCACTGTGCCTATATCTATTTGTAGTCCATCCAAAAGAGCTGATGACATCTAATGGGTCAGTGACAATTTGCATAGAATCCTCATCAAACAAGTTCCCACAGAAAGAAGCTTGAGATATTTTAACATAAGTATCCAACTTAACGAGAAAACCACACTTTGCAAAATCCGCAGTGGTTGGATGGCGACCCACAAACTGAAACAGCCCATCATCACCCTCAACAACCCCATTAGGTTCTCCCAAACCCAAGGTTTCGCACACATAACCCATAAACATCAAATTACTAAAACCATTCCCTAACGATGTATTCATTTCTCCACTCATACGTCTAGCGATACAGCGGGCATTGACATATTTGTTGAAGATTCGGTTTTCTCCCATTAGAACCTCCTTCATCAACAACAACATATCTTTGCCTGCATTACTATCTCCTAACATATGTTCATAAAGAACGAATTCACAACTGTCCATCAAGTCAGCAACAAAATGAGCTTCAAAACTAGAAAAATCTGTCGCGACATAAGTGGATCCATCAACAAACAACCTTTCGTAAATATAAGATGCTCTATCTCTGACTGGAACATGCTTTATGAATTCTGGTTCATCATATACAATTTCTTCAATGCCTTTAAACCACGGTCCAAAAGTTATCTTCGCCGCATCATCTCGAGCAAAGATACCCCTAGCATGTTTAAAGTCTATATAATGTTCATCCTTCATAAACAACTTTATAATGAAACGAACCAATTTACCATGTTCGTTTCTTTCCAACAAGTCAGAGATTTCGCGTTCATATTTCCTCAATTGATCCTTCCTCCATAAAGGGTAATTAGTTTTAGCCAACCAAGACTCAAAATCGTAATCAAAATCTGATCCAAGCGTTTTTATATTCCTCCTCTGTATCCATTTGACTGTATAATTACGAAGCCCAGCCAAAAAAGCACTTCTATCCTCCACAATGGGCATAATTTTGCCCATCCTAGCCTTAACTCCCGCAGCTAAAGTTGGTGCATCCGAAGGGTCAGCATGCGGAAGCAAGCTACCAATCAACGGCATTCCAAGACTAACCGCTACACAAGGACGGTCGGAAACTCGTTCAAATATTTCTGAAACACGAACATCTTCACAACACAATACCTTCTGCAACGCACGAATCTCGTCGTATCGATAGCCGAATGCAACCAACTTACGTTTGGGAGTTATTAGTTTAAATCCAACTCCCCAATCAATTGGGGGTTGGCTAGTTGCACATGTTGGACATAATACATGGCAACTAGGAACGTACTATTTGCTACGTCCTCTCCAGAATCAAAATTATTTCTAGAAATATTCACTGTAGCTGATGTCCTGACACTACGTTTAATTCGTTCGTAATTAGTATCATAGCTATCAGAAATGTGAAAAGTACTAGGCGACAGTAGTTGTTTTAGCAATTCCTTGCTAATGCGTTTACTAAAGGTCTTGTTTCTATAATAGCCCGTTAAAACCTTCTTCCAAACGTTAATATCAACGTCAACGTAATCAGCTTCATGTTTTACTTCGCCAGAAGAATTACTGTCAAACCTTTCATCGCAGTGTACAAAATCAACTGGTTCTCTAAACACTACTTCATTATATCTAAAATATTTCAAATCAATTCCTAACCCACGCCGCTCTTTAAAAACAAACGACATCATTTTCCCATCATCAGTCACTTCTTTATAACAATTTTGATATCCAAAAGTTGGGAAACTGAAAGAAAAGGGGGAATCATCTCCTTGATAAGTCGGCCTACCAACCCGAAACTGCTTCGTGACTCCTTGTTTAGCCCTATAAGACGGATTCTTCAAAGCAGCTTTAGCTTTCAGCTTGCTGAACTCTTTTATGACATAGTCTGGCAGAGGTAAGAATCCATAGTATCTTGCGTAATAATTACTTTCCCTCTGTTGCATCCTATCTCTATAATCATCAGTCCATTCACCAGACTCATCATATTTTTCGTACCAGCCTGAGCCATCGAATTCCAAATAATCCAAATAATAAAAATCATCCATAATAGACTGATCCCAAGGTTCGTAATTTCGCATCGTTGGCCTAATTACCACAAATGACTTTGACACTCCTTGATATTTG